AAAAAACCGGAGAAATACTATGACTGAAGAAGTAAAAGAAGCACAAGGCGGTAACGCAGAACAAGCTGAGGCACCACAACTAACTTTACAAGACATCGCAATGATGGTACAAATTATCGATATTTGTTCTAAGCGTGGTGGTTTTGAAGGTCCAGAAATGGAACAAGTCGGTGGCGTACGAAATCGAGTAGCAGCATTCCTAGAAGCTGCAGCTCCAAAAGAAGGCGAAGCACCAGCTGGTGTTGATCTACCTGAAGAAGTTGAAGGCGAAGTCGTCTAATACTGCTAGAGCTTAACGTGGAGGTCGCTCCTCCACACTTTACTTAATTTTATTATGAAGGATATATTATGGATCGCAATGAATGTGCTCGTTTAATCGAAGCATTACAACAAGGTACTGTTACTGTTACCTTTCAAAAGATTGACTCAGATGAAGTACGAGTCATGCCTTGTACCCTCAACGAAAAAGTGTTACTTGCTCATGGGCAAAAAACTGTAATCGAATCAATTAGTCCTGAATCTGCTCATTTGGCTGTATGGTCACTTGATAAAGACGCTTGGCGTTCGTTTAGAGTTTCAACAGTTCTTGGTTGGGAGGTACTATAATGTCAGAATTCTTATGGGTAGAGAAGTATCGTCCACAAAAGATCGAAGATTGTATTTTACCAAAACACATTAAATCAACCTTTGAAGATATTGTTAGAGGAGGTGACCTACACAATATGCTTCTTACCGGCACAGCCGGCCTCGGTAAAACTACAGTCGCAAAAGCTTTATGTAACGAACTTGATTTAGACTACCTGTTAATTAATGGTTCTGAAGAGTCAGGGATTGACACATTGCGTAATAAAATTAAGCAGTTTGCATCTTCAGTTTCTCTCCAGGGTGGCTACAAAGTAGTCATCTTGGATGAGGCTGATTATCTAAATGCTCAATCAACGCAACCAGCATTACGTGGCTTTATGGAAGAATTTAGCAATAACTGTAGATTTATTCTTACATGTAATTTTAAAAACCGTATTATTGATCCACTACATTCTCGTTGTACTACAATCGAGTTTAATGTTTCTAAAAAGGATGCAGCACCACTATGTGGACAGTTTCTCAAACGATGTACTAACATCTTAAAGGGTGAAGGTATCAGTTATGACGAAAAGGTAGTTGCTGAATTGATTATGAAACACATGCCAGATTGGCGTAAAGTTCTTAATGAACTTCAGCGTTATGGTAGTAGTGGTTCTATTGATACTGGCATTCTTGTATCTTTATCTGAAACTTCTCTTAATGATCTTATGATCCACTTAAAAGAAAAGAACTTTAAGGGTATGAGACAATGGGTAAGTAATAACATTGATTCTGAACCAGCTGCAATTTATCGTAAAATTTATGATAATATGAATGACTATATTGATCCACAAAGTATACCTCAATTGGTACTTATTTTGGCAGATTATCAATATAAGAATTCATTTGTTGCTGATCATGAACTTAATACAGTTGCTTGTCTTACTGAAATAATGGCTGGGGTTTCATTTCGATGAACCCCTTCGATTACTTAAACGCCATCAATACAACCAAGAAAGATATTATGATCGACGATATATCGGAAAAGGCTTATAGCGCCTTTATGGTAAATCGTGGATTATCATACTTTCCTGATACAATCCTCTATGCAAATGAAATGAATTTGAATCATCATATTGACCACCGTCTTCAATTCGATTTCTTTATAAATATAATAAAGAAGAAGAGAAGGTTTTCAAAATGGGCTAAGCCTATTAATATAGAAAACTTGGAGTTAATAAAAGAATATTATGGATATAGCAATGAAAAAGCTAAGTCTGTTTTACCATTACTAAACGATGATCAAATAACCGAATTGAAGACGAGGATATATAAAGGTGGAAAAAGAAAATAACATAGAAGAAGTACATTGGACTCCAGCGTCAATGCTGGAGATTACTCTTAATGAGCCCGATGATTTCTTAAAGATTAGAGAAACATTAACACGAATTGGAGTAGCTTCTAGAAAGGATCAAAAGTTATATCAATCTTGTCATATACTACATAAGCAAGGTCGTTATTTCATTGTACATTTTAAAGAACTATTTTTATTAGATGGGAAACCTTCTAACTTGCTAGTTAATGATATTCAACGTAGAAACACAATTGCCACGTTACTTTCTGATTGGGGTCTTGTAACATTTGTAGACCCTGATTGTGCTAAAGATAT